CTCCACACCGCCGACCCTGGCGATGCCGGCACCATGTCAACCAGCGAGAGCGCCTACACCAACTATGCCCGTCAGAACGTGGCGCGCACCACGTCCGGCTTCTCGGCACCATCGGGCGGAGCGACGAACCTCGTCGCCAACCTCGACTTCCCGAGCTCTGGCGCCAGCGGGACGACGATCACGCACGGCTCGTTCGGCAAGACAGGTGGGGGCGCGGCCGAGATCATCGTTTCCGGCGCCATCTCGCCCAACATCTCAATCCCGAGCGCAGGCGTTATCCCGCGCTTGACGACGGCCAGCACCGTCACGCTCGACTAAGGCGCACCCATGAGCGCCGATGCCGCCTTCCGCCGAGTCCTTGAGGACGGCGACTTTCGCGCCCTGCGGCGGCTTCACAACACACTGCTCGGGCACTTGCCTGCCCCGCGCAACGACAGCGAGGCCGAGATATCCCTCCACATGGCCCGCACGCAGGCCGACTGGCTCAACTTCAAGGCGCGCGCCTATTCGCACCGCTGGCTGGTCGAGCGCGGTTTGCCCAGCCAACTGCCGGACCACTTGCGGCCCAGTGCGGAGCAGGTCGTGCCGGTGATCAAGGAGGCCGTACTCGTCTCGGCCAACACCAATTCCGAGCTTCTCAAGCCCGTCATGCCGCACGTCCAGCAAGCGATGTGCGATGCGGTTAAGGAAGCCGCGGCGGATGGGCGGCTGTCGGATAGCGAGTTCGTGCGGGCACGGATGCTCGATGCGAAGGCGCGCAAGTTCAAGGAGCTGCTCGGCACGAGCGATGTAGGAAGGATCCGATAATGGCGAAGGCGTCCATCAGGAAAGCATCGGCGAAGAAGGCTCAGGAGGGCCGCGTTGTCGAGGCCGCAATGTCGGCCGGCAGCGGCGGTGCCATCAGCGGAGCCGTGCGTCTGGATCCGCTCGCCATCGAGGAGGCCATGGCCAAGGCCACCGAGAAGGCGCTCAGGGATGGCGTCACCGATCCGGACAAGATCCGCAAGCTCAAGCTGGCCGCGCGCGAGCGCGTCAAGGACGAGCATCGCGCCGCCGAGAAGAAGGCGCTTGCCGCCGTGGAGCAGCGCGCCAGGCGGGGCCGCTGATCGCCTGAGCGCCCTTGCATGAAAGGAGGGGCGGCTGATGACTGTTCCTCCGGCATTCCTGCCGCTTAGCCTGTCCGCTGCCTTAAGCTGGAGGCGCTGATGGCGTTTGGCGGCGGCTCACGCTTCTTCGCGTCGACCTTTGTAAAGTCGTCCTCGACGAGCTCGTCGGCGACCACCTCGCACCCGGTCTCGACGGGCGAGCTCATGGTCATCGCCATTGCCAAGGACAACACGCAAACGGCCTTCGGCAATTCCAATGAAGTGACGGCGGTAAGCGTCGGCGGCCAGGCGCTTACGGAAGTCGTCGACTACAGCAGCGGCGGCTCTGCGGCCAACGGCGCTGCGGTGTCAATTTGGTGGGCTGTTGCCACTGCCGACATCGCAGGCGGCGCGACGGTAAGCATTACCCACACCACGGCCACGGCCAAGTGTGCCATCGGCATGAAGTGGACGAAGGGGGTGGGGACTACGGTCACCACGGTTGGCGCGACGGCGAACACCAGCGGCGGCGCCGGGCCTGTTTCGCTCACCATGAATGGCGGGGCCTCTCGCGAGCATCTTAGCTTTTATGCCCGTGGCGCTGAGACAAGCGATCCGGCGCTAAGCAGTGCCAGCACAGGCGGAAAGACACTAACGGAAAGTGTTGCCACCACAGGCGGGGGCAGCGCTGCCAATATGGCCGTGCGCGGCGAGTGGGTTATTGAGACGGCGTCAAGTATCAGCCACGCACCCGGCGGCCCCTCCGCCGATAGCGCGTCGGGCGTAGTCGGCTTTTACGAGACTGGCGGCTCGCAGGGCAGTGTGTCGGGTTCAGGCCTCGCCACTCTGTCTGGCCAAGGCCGAGCGGTCTCCGAACGCGCTCCCTCAATGACAGGAGCAGGGGCTACTTCGCCGCAAGGGCGGAGCATCGTTGCGGCGGCGCTCTCAGCCTCCGGCGCGACCGACTTCCCTGGCGTTGGCGCGGCCATGACGGTCGCGAGCGGAGCGCTCAATGCCGCCGGTGCCACGGACTTCCCCGGATCTGGCGCAGGGATGACGCTTGCCGCTGGTGCGATGGCGGCGTCCGGCACGGGCTCGGTGACGATCACCAGCGCCGTCGCTCATGCTGGTTCGCTTAGCGGAGCCGGCATTGGGAACATTGAACATCTCGGGCCAGAAATCGTCGTCAATGGCTCCTTTTCGGCAAACAGCAACTGGTCTCTCGACGCATCAGCATCCATCTCAGATGGGGAGCTTGTCATTGCCGGCGCTTCTTCACAAGTGTTCGCCGCGGGACAAGGTACCGATCTTGAGGACGGCGCTAACTATCGATGGTCGTTCGACATCACTGTGCGCACGGCGGGGGGCGTTCACCTGTGGTTCGGTGGTGCTGGTCCAGCAGATTTTTCCGTAGGTTTCCCCGGCTTCTCCACGGTCACCACGCACTCTGGGACGTTCACCGCACCTGCCGGCGCCAGCGACATTCCGGCGATGTATGTCCTCACGAGTCCGAGTGGCTTCGACGGTTCCGTGGACAATATCTCGGTTCGTCGGGCCGATACGCCTGGTGCAGACGCGCAAATGATCGCCAGTGCAGCGCTGTCGGCGAGCGGCACTGGATCGGCGTCGGCGAGTGGCCAAGCAATGGCGGCGGCCAGTCTCTCGAGCGCCGGCACGGCTTCGCTCGCTGGTCAGGGCGGTCTCGTCTCAAGCGCCGTCTTGTTGGCCGCTGGATCCGGCTCAGGCTCGGGCGAAGGTCGCGCCGCGGCTCAGTCGACATTGGCAGCGAGCGGCATTGCGGCGGCATGGAAGGCGGGCAGCGCCATTGGCGAAGCCACGCTGGCCGCGGCGGGCAATGGAGCGGTGAGCCATGCCGGCACGGCCCTCGCCACCGGCGCGCTGAGCGGCGCAGGAGCCGCGTCGCTGGCCGCGGAGGGCGCGACGGGCGCAACCATCGCGGAAGCGGCCCTGAGCGCCTCAGGGGCGGCCACAGCGGCTCCGGAAGGCCGATCTGTCGCGGCAGGAGCCTCATCGGGCGGCGGGACGGCCTCCACGGGCCTCTCAGGCGCGATCCTGGCGCAATCCGCGCTCTCCGGCTCCGGAAGTGCCGCTTTCGCCGCGCAAGCCCTGGCGGCGGCCACAGCGGCTATGGGCGGCTCGGCGGCGGCCTCGTTCGCGCCGGCCGGCGGCAGCATCGCCGCAGCGACGCTCGGCGCGGCCGGATTGGGCATCTTTTCGGCGAGTTCCTCGAGCGTGATCTTCGCCTCAGGTGCGCTGAGCGCGGCCGGCGGAGCGGATCTCGCCGGATCCGGCGGAGCAACGGCGGAATCCAGCCTTGCGGCCACCGGCGTTGCCTCTCTCACGGCATCCGGATCCAGCCTGTCCATCGCCGAAGGGTCGATGAGCTCGAGCGGCGCTGCCACTGCCATCGGGCAGGGCCGCGCCTATATCACCGGCGCGGCAATCGCGGCCGGATTCGGCGTCGTGGTGGGCGAAGGCCAATCGATCGCCGAAGCCACGGCGACGATCAGCGCGACCGGCACCGCGACATTGCGCGCGCAAAGCAATTCGCCGACGCCGGCGTCGCGGGCCATTGCGGGAGAACTCCGCGAGAGATCTGCCGCCGGCTCATTGCCAGGCCGCGCGCTCGAGAGCAGCGCTGAGCCGCGACACGCAAGCGGCATCGTTGAGGACCGCCATATTGACGGCGACCTACAGCCGCGCGCCGCTTCCGGATAATTTTCAGCGATGCCGAAGAGCTGGCCCGCCAAGGATCCGGACGCAGTCCTCGATTACACCTACACGATCCCTTTGGACGAGGGTGACAGCGTAGCCTCGTCCGATTTCGAGAAGCTGTCCGGCGATGTGGTGATTGATGACAAGGTGCGCGTTGGCACCCTCTGGACGGTGACGCTCTCCGGCGGCACTGACGGCGAGACGGCCGTTTATCGCGTGGCCTGGACGACGACGGCGGGGCGCGAGCTCGATGAAATCATCACTCAGGCCATCGCCGCGAACGAGATCACGGAGCTCGTCCTCGAAGGCTATGTGAAGCCGAGCGCGGCGCATCTCGTGGCGCGCTATCCTGCCTTCGCCGATGTCGAAGTGACCACGATCCGCGCTTGGCTCGCCGACGCGGAGCGCTACGTCGATGAGAGCTGGGCGGAGGGTGACTATGCCCCTGCGCTCATGGCGCTGGCAGCGCACAACATGACGCTAGCCGGGCTGGGGACTGAAGCCGCTGTCTTCGCCAGGGTGCCAGCGGGGATCACGGCCATGAAGTCGGGGTCGATGTCGCTCAGCTTCACGCCTGAGTCCGCGAACGCCCGCGCCGCCGGCGGTCTGTCCTCGACGCGCTACGGCATGGAGTTTCGGACCCTGCAGGCCCGCAACCATAGCGGTCCGCTGGTGGCGGCCACGGGACTGTTTCCCACGGAGCCGTTCGTGCCCGGAAGCTGGTGATGCCACTCCTTGAGGATGCGATCGCCGCGACTTTCGCCGGTGCTTTTGCCGGCATCTTCCTGGATGCCACGCTTCATCGGCCGACGATCACCGAGGATGACGAGGGCGGCGGGACAAGCGACCCGGACGATGACGGCGAGCCCGTGAAGGCGCAACTTGAAGCGGCCACCGAAGCAATGCGCGCCGCGGAGGGGTACACCGAAAAGGACGTGCGGATCCTTGTCCTTGCGCATGGGGTCGATGAGCCGGACTCGGATTGCGAGATCACCGTCCGTGGCGTCCGCTACCTGATCGCCAATGTCGGGCGCGATCCTGCGGGCGCCTACTGGGATCTGCATGGGCGGCGGGCATGAAGCTCGCGGCACTTAATCCCAAATTCCGCAAGCACAGTTCGCGCGACGGTCGGGGAGCTATAGAGGTGGACTGCCCCGTTTGCCCGGCGTCCGCAGCACACCGGATAAATATCCCAGTCATCAACGGGGGGCGACCGCAGGACACGGGGATCCAGCGTTGGGGAATGACCGGCAGTCCACCCTACTGGTCAACCATTACCTTGGCCCCCAGCGTCCAGCTTCTTAATCGATGCAAAGCACACTTCGTGATCATCAAAGGATCGGTGACAAGTGCCTAAGATCACCGGCCGCGACGGCGTCAGGCGCCGCATGGGCGCGCTCACGGGCCGCGAGAAGGTCGATCTCGTCAGCAAGGCGCTGTTCGTTGGGGGCGAGATGATTGATGCAGAGGCATCGCGGCTGATCACCGAGGGCGCGGTTTCGGGCAAGAACCATGTGCCTTCGCTGCCCGGTGAGCCACCGAACGAGGACACCGGTCATCTGCGAACCAACATCATCGTCGAGCAGCCAGCGCCGCTGCGCGTGCTGGTGACCTCCAACGCGCGCTACGCTGTGGCGCTCGAGTATGGCACTTCGAAGATGGCCGAACGACCGTACATGCGTCCCGCGGCCGAGCGGAAGCGCAAGGAGGTGGTCGACCTCGTTCGCGGCGCAGTGAAGCACGCGACGAAACGCCGCTGAAACCTACAGCCGCGCCCCGCCCCATCGTAAAAGATAGCGGTTCCGCCGCGCCGGGAGGCGCCGCTTTGAAAGGATCTCGCCATGGCAGGCGTTGAAGCTACCATCGAACTCAACATCCGCGCGCGCCACATCGGCGCCGGAGACCTCGGCAATCCCAGCATGCTCGCCACCATCGAGGAGGTCCTGCAGTTTTCGCAGGGCACCGCAGGGGTCGGGCAGGCAAACGTCCTGTTCAGCGACGAGCGCACCCTTCTGGCAAGTGCCAACGAGGACCTCGACCTGGCCGGCGCGATCGCCGACGCTTTCGGTGCCAACATCGCCGCTGCCGAGCTGGTCGCACTGTGCATCGTCGCTGACGATGGCAACACCAACAACGTCAATGTCAGCCAGCCCGCTTCGAATGGCGTCCCGGGCATCTTTCTGGCGGCCGGCGACGGGGTTGCGATCGCGCCCGGCATGCCCTTCCTCTGGGTAAATCGGAACGGTGTAGCGGTGACGGCCGGCACCGGCGACAAGATCAACGTCGCTAACAGCAGCGCTGGCACGCCGGTCACCTACCGCATCCTCGCGATCGGCCGCACGGTCGCCGCCTGATGGCGGAGCGGACCGCCCGCTGGATCACCATTCGCCAGCCTTTTGACTATCGCTGGCCCGGCCGGTCCGCCATTACTGCCTACAGCCGGCCGGGCGAGTTCCTGGTGAAGGGCGAGGTGGCCGATTTCGCCGTTAGCCGGGGTTTCGCCACTGAGGGCAAGGCGGACGGCTCCGAGGCACGATCGTCAAAAGGACGGCGGACTCGGCGCCGGAAGGATGCTAAGGCGACTCCCGATGTCGCGGCCTCCGACCATGGATCGAACACTGGAGTGGATGGAGCGGGTCTGGCTGACCATGATCGGCCCGATGTTCAGCTACCCGTGGATCCGCACGCCAAGCAACGATAACGATCGTCGTGGCCCGGGACTCGTCACTCCAGCTGAGAAGGGCGATAGTCGCCCACCTGAAGGCTGACCCCGGCCTTCTGGCGATCGTTCCGCAAGCGCAGCAGCACGGCGAGCGTTCCCCCGCCAAGCCTACCTTCCCCTTCACGCGCTACGGGGTCGCCGAGACTCTGCCGGCCCGGGCGCAGTGCTGGGATGGGGTGCGGGTGACTTTCCCCATCCACGCCTTCAGCAAGACCCGCTTCACCGATGAGGTCCATGGCATCAATGCAGCCATCGCTGCAGCGCTGGACGGGGCCGTTCTGGCGCTCGGAGACGGCGGCAGGGCCCACGTGCGGTGGCTCAATTCAAGGATCCTGCCCGATCCCCGCGAAGCGGACGTGTTCCACGGGATCGTCAGTTTTGAGGCGACCGTCGCCTGACAGCGCCGACAAACCTACAGCGGCGGCGACCTAGAGGGTAAATTCAGCCGCGATGAGCCCCGCCGTGAGGCGGTGCGTCCCGAGGACGGAGTGACCCAGAATGGCCCAGCCCGACATCATCCGCGGCACATATTTCTCGCTGATGGCCGGCGATGGTGCCGACCCCCAGGTTTTCACGGCCTTGTGCGGCATCACCACGCGCAGCTTCACCTCGCAGACCAACACCAACGATGTCTTCACCCGGGACTGCGCGGATCCGGAAGATGTGCCGATCAGGCGGATCATTCCCACCGGCAAGCAGTGGGACCTCAGCGGCGAGGGTGTCCTCAACCGTGCCAATCTCGCAACCCTTCAGGGTCTTGACGACGGCCAGCCCCATGACTTCCGCTTCCTGTTCACAGAGCCAGCGGATGATGAGGTGTTTCAGGGCTATTATGGCGGGGCGGGCGTCATCACGAGCCTGGCGATCACGGCCGAGGACGAGGCATTCGCCACGGTGTCTCTCGCCATCGCCAGCGACAGTCAGTGGACCTGGACGACCGTCGGCTAATGTCCACCAGCATTGAACTGGAATTCGCTGACGGGTCGTACACGTTTGCCCTCCCGCTGGCGCGCATCAACGAGCTGCAGACCAAGACGGGGCTGGGCATCGGCGGCCTCTTCAACCGGGTGCTCAAGGGCGTCGCGCGAATTGGCAACCAGGTTGTGCTGGCGCCCGCGGCGGCGGAATTCCACGTCGCGGACGTCATCGAGACCGTCCGGCAGGGCCTCATCGGCGGTGGGCGCGGGATCGTCGACGGGCAGGAGATCGAGGTCACGCCGGCCGTGGCCGATCGCCTCGTCAAGAATTATGCGCTCGAGCGCCCCCTGACCGACGCGTGGAGCATCGCCGCGTCCGTCCTCGGCGCCTGCATCGTGGGCTACGACCCGCCTAAAAAAAAAGACCCTCCGAAGCCAAAGCCAAAGCCGCGGACACGCCGGAAGGCTGGCTAGATTACGGGCTGGCGCTGGCCAACCTGGCCGCAATGAACATCCCGCCCAGCGAGCTCGATCGCATGGACCTGTGGACGTACGAGGCCCTGCTGCACCAGTGGAACGAGGCGCACAGCACAGACGGGATTGAAGCGCCGGATGCCGAACGTGCGCAGAAGCTGATCGACAGGATCAACGCCGACCCGCGGCTTACCAACCGGACGCGGGAGTTGACGCACTGAGCGCACGCTTCCAGTTTGGTGGAGGCAGGACGAGGTTGCGGGCATGCGATATCTGATCCCCTTGGCGGCGCTCCTTCTGAGCAGTTGCGGCCAGAGCGAGTTCGACAAAGCCGAGGCCAGGTATGAGTTTCTGAAGAAGAATGGGGCCACCGATGTCGAGTTGTGCGGTGAGGCAGCAAAAGTCGCTGCGGCGGCGGCCGACGCTGGCAAGGACCACGAATATAAATGGTGGGACGTCGTAAGGAGCGGTCACTGCACCCAAGTCCAGTTGGATCAGTTGCGGCGCTGAGGCGCCAGAGCACCACCTAAAGATCGCGCCTCAAGTGCTCGGGGCTCAACCTACAGCCCCGCCAGCCGCCTCCATAAAGTGGCTGCATGGAACCAGCAGAACGGGTCGTCGTCGAGCTGCTCGCGAAGGTCGAGGGCTTTGACCAAAAGGTAAAGCAATCCGCTTCCGCCTTTGACGCGTCAATGAGCCGCATCGAAGGCTCAGCCGCGCGGGCTGAGAAAGCGACCACCGGCATGTCGGCCGCCGCGTACAGGGCTTCGGCCCAGATGTACCGGGGGTATGACGACGTCGGCCGCTTCCTCACCTCGCCCGCATCTCCGTTCGTCGTGCCGGTCAAGCAGGCTCCTGCGGTCTCCAATGCGCTCCGTGTCGTGTCGGCAGGGGCTGGTGTGTTGGGAGGAGTCTTCGGTGGCGCGGTGGCGGTAGGCGTCACTGCGGCCGTCGCCGCGCTTGCGGAGTTCATCTTCAAGAGCCGGGATGCGAACGACGAAATCGCCGAGATGGTGGCGAAGCTCAAGGAGAATGCGGAGAAGGCAGAGAACGCTGAGAAGGCCAACGCGATCTTTGCGCGCACTCTTGAGGGGCTGCGCAAAGCTGCCGACGACGCTGAAAAGGCGGTCGAGGCACTGAAGAACGCGCAGAAAAGCGAGGCGGAGCAGACCGT